GCATACAAGGATATGCAAAAGGGCTGGCCTAAAAAGAAAAAATAGGGAGCCCCCATGTCTGATGATCGCCTGCACCGAATAGAGGAAAAAGTGGATAAACTTGCCGACGCAGTAGTGGAGATGGCTCGTATGGAAGAGCGTCTCGTAACTGTGTTTAAGCGCATGGATGACATGGGTGGTATGTTGAAGAAGATGGATGATCGTCTGGATGACATGGAGCGGCAGGCGATTGTGAGGGGGCAGAAGATAGCATTCGCCGAAAGAATTTTTTGGATGATAGCGACAGGAGCCGTAGGCTTGGCCTTCGTATTTTTAAGATGATAGATAAACCCAAAGAATATACCGAGAAGCAGCAAGCCTTCTTGGAAGCCCTGACTGGAGAGGCCCGGGGCAATATCCGCCAAGCCATGACGCTGGCGGGATATGCTAAAACCACAAAGACTGCAGAAGTCGTGCGTCCACTACAAGATGAGATTATCGAAAGAGCCTCTATGATGCTGGCTATGAATGCACCCAAGGCGGCATTTGGCATCATAGGCGTGTTGGATGATCCGAGTGCAATGGGCGCACGGAACTCGGTGGCTGCAGCTCGAGAGATCCTAGACCGTACTGGGATTGTGAAGAAAGAACAGATTGAAGTGAAGGGCCCCGAGAGCGGCGTATTCATTCTACCACCGAAGAGAACAGATGAGCTGGACAACACGGACGAGACCTAATGCTACTGCGGCTATTCCGTATGGTTATATGGCTGACGAGGATGACCCGCTTACCTTGGTGGCTGATCCTGCTTTTACCCCGCATATTGAACAAGCCTTCGACTATCTTGAGGCTGGTCACTCTTATCGGGAAACGGCGCATTGGCTTAGTGAAAAAACTGGCAAAAGGCTCTCGCACCAAGGCCTAGCCGATATGTGGAAGCGGCATAGGCCGTATAAGGAAAGCCAGCGCCAGAAGAAGCTGCGGAAAGAGAATAGAGCCCGTAAGCCTAAGACCGCCGAAGAGAGAAAGGTGGCACAGCTCAAACGTAAGCGGTCAGACGCCAAGCGTCTGCTTACAATAGCTGAGAAGAAGATTAGAGAAGAAGGAATTGAACGATCTCCTACAGTCTCAGAAGGCCTAGACTTTGACGCACGGCCTGAAGAACGAGAAGTCATATTCACGCCCAACAAAGGTCCACAGACAGAGTTTTTGGCGGCATCGGAAAGAGAAGTCCTCTATGGGGGCGCAGCAGGCGGCGGCAAATCCTTCGGGCTACTTGCAGATCCCTTACGATATTTTTCAATATCTGATTTCAGCGGACTCATCCTTAGACGGACGAATGATGAACTCCGTGAATTGGTTATCAAGAGCCAAGAGCTGTATCCGAAAGCGTACCCGGGAGCGAAATGGCAGGAGAAGAAGAGCCAATGGACGTTCCCGAGTGGAGCCAGACTATGGATGACTTACCTCGAGCGTGACGAAGACGTGATGCGGTATCAGGGTCAGTCTTTTAGTTACATAGCGGTGGATGAACTCACCCAGTATAGCACCCCATTCTCGTGGAACTATCTTCGAAGCCGCTTGAGGACCACCAATCCCGACTTGCCTATCTTTATGCGAGCGACGACCAACCCCGGCGGCCCGGGTATGCAATGGGTTAAGAAGATGTTTGTGGACCCGGCTCCGTCGGGTCAGGCCTTCGAGGCCACTGACATTACCACCGGGGAAGTACTGAGATACCCCGATAGCCACCCCCAAGCCGGGAAAGCTCTGTTTAAGCGTCGGTTTATACCTGCCTCACTCTATGACAATCCCTATTTGAGTGAAGACGGGCAATACGAAGCCAACTTGCTCTCACTGCCTGAGATGCAGCGGCGGCAACTCCTTGAAGGAGACTGGTCCGTCGCCGAAGGAGCCGCATTTAGTGAGTTTCGCCAGAATATACACGTCTGTAAGCCGTTTGAGATCCCCCCAGACTGGAGACGCTTTAGATCGTGTGACTATGGGTACTCTAGCTACTCTGCAGTACATTGGTATGCAATAGACCCCAGTTTTGAGACCCTCTACGTCTATCGGGAACTGTATTTGTCTAAGCATACGGGTCGGGACTTAGCCAAGGCGGTGATGGCAGCCGAAATAGGCGATAATATCTCCTACGGTGTCTTGGATTCCAGTTGCTGGCATAACCGAGGCCAACTCGGGCCCAGTATAGCCGAGGAAATGATCTCGATGGGCTGTCGCTGGAGACCGTCTGACCGCAGCGCTGGGGCGAGGGTAGCCGGAAAGAACCGACTACACGAGTTACTGAAGATAGATGAGGTAACGGAAGTCCCCGGCATCGTCTTCTTCGATAATTGCCGACAAATTATAGCCGACTTACCCGCAATCCCGAGCTGCCCCAAGGGTAGTGACGACATCGACCAGCGATTTGCGTCGGATCACACATACGACTCCATTCGCTACGGAATAATGAGCCGCCCCAAAGCATTCTCGCCCTTCGACATGGGTCAAGGCGTACCACTTCAACGATATGCCCCAGCCGATGCAACATTTGGATACTAATTCATGGCACTAATGACCCCCCCAACGGACATGAACCCCGAAGACTCTACCGAGACTGATTCAGTGATTTCTCTGGAAGAGGACGGGGATGTTGAAGAAGAAAACCTAGAATATAATGGCGTAGTGGCGTTTGTCGAAGGCCAGTATAATAAATCCAAAGACAGACGACTTACCGACGAGACACGCTGGTTATCGGCCTATCGGAATTATCGAGGACTGTACGGCGAGGATGTTCGTTTTACCTCTACTGAGAAGTCTCGAGCCTTTGTAAAAATAACCAAGACGAAAGTACTGGCGGCGTATGCGCAAGCCGTGGACGTATTATTTGCCGGAAGCAAATTCCCTATAGGGATCGAAGCACGAAAGTTTCCAAACAACGTAGCAGACTCGGTGCATTATGATCCCAACGCCCTCACGGATAAGAAGGTAAAAGAAAAGACTGGTTTAGATTATTCTGTGCCTCGTTCTATTGCTCGCCCCGACATTGCTCGTGACTTAGGCTTGTATAAAGACAAATTGCAGCCACTTGCCGAGCAGTTAGAAATGGGCCCCGGAATTAACCCGGGATCAATTACGTTTGAACCCGCCAAGAAGGCCGCACAAAAACTAGAGAAGCGGATGCACGACCAGCTCGACGAGAGCAATGCGTCTAAGCATCTACGGTCTGTGGCCTTCGAGACGTGTTTGTTTGGTACAGGTATCCTGAAGGGGCCCTTCGCCGAGGACAAAGAATATCCTCGCTGGGACAAAGACGGCAACTACAATCCTATATTTGAGACAATCCCCAAGGTGGAGTACGTCTCCATCTTTGACTTCTATCCAGATCCCGACGCACGGAATATGTCTGAGGCGGAGTACACTGTGCAGCGGCATAGGCTCAATCGTACACAACTACGGGCGCTGAAGAAGCGTCCGCATTTCCGTGAAGAAAGTATTGAATTAGCGCTATCATACGGCCCCTCCTATCTCCGCCAGTATTGGGAAGACACACTCGAAGATAATGCAGGCAGTGGCGAGCTGGAGCGTTTTGAAGTACTGGAGTACTGGGGTATCCTAGACGCCGAGCTGGCAGAAGAAGCGGACATGGATCTGCCGGAAGACTTGGCAGATATGGACCAAGTACAGATCAATGCATGGATTTGTAATGGTCAAATCCTGCGACTGGTTTTGAATCCATTTACCCCAATGCGTATTCCATACCACTCAGTACCCTATGAGCTAAACCCATACAGCTTCTTTGGCATTGGCGTGGCAGAGAACATGGAAGACACCCAGCTCCTAATGAACGGATTTGTTAGGTTGGCGGTGGACAATGCGGCCTTGAGTGGCAACCTGTTAATTGAGGTAGACGAGACTAATCTGGTGCCGGGACAGGATATGGAAGTATATCCGGGTAAGGTGTTCCGCAGACAAGCCGGAGCCCCGGGTCAGGCTATATTTGGCACTAAGTTTCCCAACGTGTCTCAGGAACTGCTTTACCTGTTTGATAAATCACGACAACTAGCCGACGAGGCTACAGGAATACCGTCGTACAGCCACGGCTCGGGGGCCGTCGGGGGTATTGGGCGGACGGCGTCCGGCATGAGCATGATGCTCGGAGCCAGCGCCCAGAACATTAAGGCGGTGGTACGTAACATCGATGATTACTTACTATCTCCGTTAGGCAAGGCTTTGTTTAGCTTTAACATGCAGTTTAACTTCGACGAAGACTTTATTGGCGACCTCGAAGTAAAGGCACGAGGCACCGAAAGCCTGATGCGCAATGAGATCCGCAGCCAACGACTGCTGCAGTTCATGCAGATGACGCAGAACCCCGCAATGGCTCCGTTTGTGAAATACGATTACGTGTTGCGTGAGCTGGCAGCGTCTATGGATCTCGATGAAGACAAGATCCTGAATGACCAGCGTGAAGCTATTATCCAGCAAAAAATGATGGCGGAGATACAGGCTATGATGCCTCAACAACCCACCCCGGCACAGCCCCCCGAAGGGGCCGTCCCGTCTCCCAGTGATCCCACGCAGACAGGTGGGGGTAACATAGCACCCGGAGCAGCTCCCGAGCCCGGCGCAGCCGGATTTACGGGCGCTGGGGGTGGAGATAACGGGGGCGTCCCGGCGCAACCCGCCGCACCACAGCAAGGCATGATGCAATAAAGTAATGCAAAATTTAAAAAGTAAGGCGAATGGATAAAGAGTTCTACAGGTCGCTCCTGCTCCTCGTGAATGACCGCCAAACGCTTAGTCTGATGCAGAGGTATGTGGATCAACGTATTCACATCCTGCGGGACCAGCTCGAAAAGACAAAAGAACACTCCCGGGTTTTAGAAATCCAAGGTGCTATTGCGGAGTTAAGACGCTTCGCCACGCTGCGGGAAGAAGTAATTAAAGGGGCTAATTAGTGGAAGAATTAGCGGAATATCTCGAAACCTTTGAGGCGATGGGGATGGTCCCCACCACAGACGATTTAGAGGCCGCCGGGTTCTCTGAGGAAGTCTATAATCGCTATCTGGCGGAACAACGCAGCCCCTTAGAATATACAGGGGTTACGGTATTTAATAAGCCAGTGTTCACTGACGACGAGACAGGTGAACAATACTCTGAGCGTACTGAGACAATGCCGATTGGCGTGAGCTACATGGCCTCGCCGACAATTGACCCCACGACAGGTGATGCCTACGACGAAGAGACGTTGAGAGCCTTTTATCGAGAGTATGGCCCTATTGACCCATATACCAATGATAAATTACCGACGTTTGATACTGAAGAAGAGGCCGAGGAGTACGCCCGGTATCGCTCGGAGAACCAGTTTAACCCAGCGCTGTTGGATGAAAACTACTATAGCCCATTAGACGGGTCTGAGGCTCCTCAAGACGCCCGAGGTACGGCAGTAGACGTATATAACCCTACGTTGCGAGAGAGATCCCGGAACACTTTGTCTGACTTCCTTCGGGATACATTAGGATTTGATCAACAGTATGCAAACCGTACTGCCGAGAGGTTCTTAGGCGTAGAGAACCCCACAGACGGTGGTATGGGGCTAGGTCTAGTGGATCTAACCCCAGCAGGTTTGATATATGGCGGTCAGGAAGCCAAGCGGGACTTCCGCCGGGCGCAGAATGCAGACGATAAAGTAGGTATGGCATTGGCAGGGGCCGAGGGTGCACTGACCATAGCCGAAGCGCTGCCACTGACGGGTGTAGCGGCAAAATTAGCAGGCAAGGGCATTAAGAATTTAGCCGAGGCAGTAGGTTCAATTGAATATGATCCCTCCACTGTAGGTATGAATTTCGGCAACGTAAAATTTAACAAGCAGAATTTACAAGAGACTGAATTATCAGACGAAGCCTTAGATTATCTCAATTTAGATGTTCAGGAAGCACTGAACGACGTGGTTCCGGGCACTCCCCCTAAAAAGACACGCACGGCGTATCGTATGTATGAAGCGGTCCCCGGCACAGGGCCAAACTTTAGCCCGGATTGGGCAAAGCCGGGATATAATGGACCGCCGATGAAGGGACGGTCTTTATTCGTTAATAAACAAGATCATTTTGAAGAAGGCCAGTGGTATGATGCTCGGATGGGGGATGAAGATCCCAAAAATCCGGGACAAATTAAAGCCACACTATCTGGCGGCGTAGCACCTAGAGGGGGCTTTCACTCTACTACAGAACCCGTTTCAGTACACATCGGCGGCAAGGCTACCCGAGATGCTAAAAAGGTAAATTATCGAAAAGCTAATCAAGTTTGGGCTGAAGTTGAAATACCTGATGATGTACCGTGGCAGAAAGAAGCGGATTTAAGGGATTCAAGGGATATACCCGAGAGAATACCTGTAGGCGGCAGCTATGAATTTAGAACAAACCCACAACAAGACAAACCGTGGCTTATTCATGGTTCGGTAAAGATTAATAAGTTTTTAAGCCCGGAAGAAGCAAAAGCTAAAGCACTAGAATTAGGGGGGGAGGATTTACCCTCATTACCCGAGCTTATTGATAGAGACAATCTTAGCTTAGAAGATTTAACTGGGGCCGCTCAACAAGAATTAAAACGGTATTACCCAAATAAATACGAGGAGATGCTTAATCCTTCTCCCACGGATGCTCAAATGACCGACATACTAGGTCTACGAGCCGAGCAGATGAAGCTAGAGCCGAGTGAGCGTATAAAACCCAGCGGATCTGCTCCGTTATTTGATTTAAGCAATGAAAGCTACGAGCGAACTCTGCCAGAGCAAAAAGAAATATATGTACCTCGACCCCCAGAAGGTTCAAATAGGCCGCTACCTAAAAATGATAGAGGTCGGGCGGTACAAGAGAAATCAGACAAAATAGCTGAACGCCTCGCCGAGCGGATGAAACCGTGGCTGGGTACAGAAGCCCAATATTTTTACCATACCGGGCCGATTGTAGAAAAAGCCTTAAATATGGGCTACTCAAAAGAGCAAGTGTATGATTGGCTACGAGAGTTTGCCGACGCCTATGCTGCCACCAGCCCCCGCACCGAAACTGCTCAAAATATTCGTAACGCCACACTAGCTATGGCGAAGCGCCAACTGGGTTTGGATATGCGGGATGTGGTGGGCCCCGGCGGTGAAGGTATAAATGAAAAAGGCTACCCAATGATGATTGGGTTGAAGGGCGAGATTGGGGAAAGTGGTAAGCCTAACGTCAGTGAAGGCATACATAAGAAGCTCTTAGACGCAGTACAAAAGGGTGAAGGTATTAACCCTGACACGAATACCAAGCCCTACACCTTTGCAGAGAACGTCTACGGCAATCTTCAAGGCGTAACTGTAGATACTCATGCTATCCGTGGGGCCTTGGATGCGATGAATGAAATCGAGCCGGGTAGTATTCCACTCGATTACATAAAGAAAGATTTTAGGGACACCTACGCCGCCGACCCTAGCTCGTTTGATCCTGCCACAATGGTAGAGGATACACTAGGCAAGCAGACATTTAATAAAGTCTCAATGCAAACAGAGTACGCTGTATTCTCAGATATCTACGTTAAGGCGGCGGATATATTAGGCGTATCCCCGGCAGAGGCTCAAGCGATGGGTTGGTTTGGTTCCGGCGATAGCACAGGCTTGGCTTCAGAATTAAAATCAGTGGCCCGTTTGTTGGACGAACGTATTGACGTCACTGCACAAGCCACAGGCATGGATAAAGAAACCGTATTCAGAAAATTACTATCCCGAGAGATCCCCGTCATGTCTCTTTTTGGCGGAGCTACGGGCATAGGCGCTGCAGGCCTGATGTCCAACGAGGACGGTATCTAATGACAATAAGCAAGGCAGACGCTCGTAAAGGCATCACCACGCAAGCAGGCCTCGAGATGGCTGAGAAAGGTTTTACGATGGATCGTGAAAAAGCAGACGAAAATAAAGACGGCACGGTAGATAACTACGAGCAAGCTAAAGCTGAAGCGGTTCAAAAAGACGAAGTATTAGAAATGTATCACGGTGGTATGGCGTGTGGCAGCGACGAGGGTCTGATGTCGGACCCAGTGTCTGGCAATCCTATACCGCTCGGGTCATCGGCAGAGAATGTCCGGGACGACATATCTGCCATGATCTCTGAAGGCGAATATGTACTCCCAGCGCACGTCGTGAAGTGGCACGGATTAGCACACATCATGGAGATGCAAGCCGAAGCCGAGGCAGGGCTGATGGCAATGGAGATGGATGGGTTAATTCAATATGCGGAAGAAGAATCCGATAGCGAAGGCACTGAGGACTCCGAAGTTTCGGATGAGAGTGATCCCATCGAAGAAGAAGCCGAAGAGGCACCCGAAGCACAAGAAATTGAGAGGCCCGGAGTAATCGTCGAAGAGGATGGCGAGACAGACGAGATATTTCCCGAAGAAGAAGAATTAATGATGCCCGGCATGGTCCAACGACAGAAGATTGCCTTCATCATTTAATTTGCGGCACGGGCTACCCGCAAACCCCACTCTATTGAGTGGCTACTTTGTGGCCCCCACACGAGGAAATCATGGCAAAATATCAACGAGTAGAGGAAGAGGATAATGGCCTCTCCTACAGCCAAGAGCTGTTACAACAACAACAAGAAGACGGCACTGCCCCCGCAGTAGACGCCGAGGATGCTACATACAAAAAACGGTATGGTGATCTACGTCGGCACTCACAGCAGATGCTGTCTCAGAAAGAACAGGAAGTAGCGCAGCTACGGGCGCAGCTTGAGCAAGCCTCAAAGGCCCAGATTAGGTTCCCTAAGACAGACGAAGAGATCGAAGCATGGTCTAATCGTTATCCCGACGTCGCAAAGATTGTGGATACAATCGCACGAAAGAGGGCCAATGAAGCCTTAGAAGAAGGCAAAAAACAAATGGCGGGGCTGCGTGACCTAGAGAGTAAGATCACCCGCAAAGAAGCCGAGCAGGTCTTGTTACAGCTTCATCCAGACTTTGTCCAGATCCGAGCCAGCCAAGACTTCCATGATTGGGTTGCTCTCCAGCCGCAGAATATCCAAGATGCATTATACAAAAATACCAGCGATGCCCGTAGTGCAGCTCGGGCCATCGATCTCTACAAAGCTGATACTGGGACAAAGACTAAACGGTCCAACTCAGCCGCCCAGTCTGTTGGTAGATCCACGGGCCCAGCGCCCACAGGCCGCCAACGAGCCTCATTCTCCGAAAGCCAAATCGAGCAAATGACCGATAAGGAGTTCGAGAAGAACCAAGAAGCAATACAAGAAGCTATCCGCAGCGGTAATTTTAGTTACGACATCACTGGCGCTGCACGTTAGCACTTGCTTTTTCACCTAAACAGTGATATAACAAAAGGGAACAAGGCCACTTAATAGTCCACCCTTGTAACCTTATTTTCCAGAAGAATTAAGACTGTAAGTCCACCAGTACTATGGGGCCCGTATATACGTGTATATATACGCACCCCCAGTACCAGTACTGCCACTGAAATGTCCTCTTCGGATCGACACGGGCCCTAAAGCCCTGCCAATTCACAGGAGACAAATGAAATGGCATTCGCAAAAGCCTCCGGCTATACCAACCTTAATTCGGGCAACTTTTCGCCCGTTATTTACTCCAAGAAGGCCCAGATTGCTTTTAGAAAAAGTTCTGTGGCTGAAGCGGTAACCAATACGGATTACAGCGGCGAGATCAGCCAGATGGGTGACTCTGTCCGCATAATCAAGGAGCCCACAATCACCATCAATACGTTGGAACGTGGCACCACATTGGCAACCCAAGATCTGACCGACAACGACTTCACAATGGTCGTAGACAAGGCAAATTACTTCCAATTTACTTTGGCGGATATTGAACAAGCCCACTCACATATTAATTTCATGGACCTCGCAGCGGACCGTGCAGGATATGATTTGCGGGACGCATTTGACGCCGAAGTACTGGGCTACCTTGCTGGTTGGAAAACACCAAGCGCATGGGCACGGCGTTCAGCGTCTGGCGATGTAAACGGCACTAAAGCCGATTCAAACGCTGGTAACGACGAATTGCTGGCTGCTAACAAGCTCGATATCACCGACTTCGGTGGATCAGATCTAGGCGGCACATCAGAAGTGACCTCTATTCCAATCGCTGCAGGCGGTGGAGCAGGCGGTATTACTTCTCCGTTGGCAATCCTCAACCGTATGAACCGTCTTATGGACCAAGCAAACGTCCCAACTGACGGGCGCTGGGTCGTTGTAGACAGTGTCTTTGTCGAAGTCCTGATGGACGAAGACTCTAAACTGGTAAATTCTGATTACGGTGGATCATCAGAAATCCGTAATGGTCAATTGCCACAGAAGATCCGTAATATGCGGGTATATACTTCTAACAACCTTCCATACCTCGGCACAGGTCCCGGAACGTCTGCGTCAGCGGGTTCTGAAACCAACTTTGGTGTGATGGTTGCGGGTCACGACAGTGCGGTAGCAGTAGCTGACCAGATTGCAAAAACGGAGACATTCCGTTCACCAGACACATTTGCGGATGTGGTCCGGGGTATGCAATTATATGGGCGCAAGATCCTTCGCCCGGAAGCACTTATGACAGCCAACTACAACTTGGCTTAATATAGATACGGGCAATGGCAATTACACTCACCACAGCCGCTAAGAATGCTGCGCTGGACGGTATAGTCGATCTTATTGACGGCGGTACGGGTTCAGCAGGTTCTGTGCAAATATTGGATAATTCCAATACCGAGTTAGCTACATTGCCCCTATCAAATCCGGCCTTTGGGTCGGCTGATAATGGGACGGTTCTGGCAAACGCAGTAACGAGCGACAATACTGTGAATGCCGGGACCGCTTCCCTTTTCAAGGTGTTTAACAAAGAGGGCCAAGAGATTTTCTCTGGTACCGTAAGTGGATTGAACGGCGGCGGTGACCTCGTTCTCTCCAACGCAAACCTAGT